AGGCAACGTGACTGCGGGTGAGTCCACGCCCACCACCACAGGGCTTCGGCGGCACTACGGGTTTTCCCTGCCCCTCGACCAGCCAGCATCATCCACACGGTGTAGTCCTGCTCTAGCGGGGGCGGTATCTGGTAAGCGTGAGCGCCAGCCACCCACGAGGCGTGGGCGATATAGGCAATGCGGTCATGCTCAGGCTTGGCGTTGAACTCCGCCTGTACCTCTGGGTCAGCCAGAAGTTCAGCCAGCACGCTTGGTCATCTCCATGTTCTTGATTACTTCGAGGAACTTGGTGGCGTTGGCGTCCTCGGTCTTGATAGCGGCTCCGCCCTCTACGCCCTCGACTGCCACGCGGTCGCCGTACTTGCGGGGCTTCAGCTTGGCGGCTGTCCACTTGCGGGCTTCGATGCGCTGCTTCTGCCAAGCCAGATACCCAGCGTCAATGGTCGTCCTCCCCTTGTCGTCGGTGTACTCAGGGGGCATCTCGTCGGCGATGGCGAGGATTTCATCGGCGTTGGTGTCGGCTTGGTCTTCCCGTGCGCGGGCGTACATCTCGCAGAACGTGGGGAAGCGAATCAACCAACGGTAAATGGTCGCGCAGTGCGGGAGATGGTCACTACTACAGATTGAGACAAGCGACTCTCCATGAGCGAGTCTCCAACATACCTCTTCTGCTATCTCTTCTGTGTACTCTACTGGTCTATGTGCAGGTCTTGGTATTTGCGGGGCTACAGGCGTCTTTACGGGCGCAGTGCTACCTTGGGCCTGCTTAGTGGCCTTCGGTGTCTTGGCGGGCTTCTTAGCCGCCTTCTTGATGGTTTCTGGCATAACCCGTAATCCCCGTGAGTGAATGAATGACTCAAGTGTATTCGATTCGCTTTGGATTCGCCAGTCTACGCTTTGGGCATAGGTATACCAATCAAGGGAAGCCCCCTTGTCTCACCGACACCAGCGACTCACGGTCAGAAGGTGTTTTCGGTATCAGCACTCAGGCCAATAACCGACTCGGTTTTATTTCGCTTTCGACTCGCTACATAGGTTCTTGACGTAGGCGCTGGACTCTTGCTTCATGCAGTCCTCTTCGCTCAGTGTGAAGTCTGGAACCCATGCCGCAAACAACAAAATTCCAATCATCATCATACCAATAATAACCTTCTCAAGCAATGTTTCTTCTTTCATTTTACCTCCTTCAGTTGGTCTTCAAGCGGGTGCTTATACCAACCGCTTACGTCGTCTTTGCTTCTGTACTTGACCCGCACAGTATTGCCTGTGACTTGAAAACGCTCTGGCTCAAGGTTGTCTTCCATGTCTAAGATGTCTTTATTTGTCCACCCACCTTTTGTTGTCAACACCATGTGTTCTTCTCCTTTGCGGCGGCTTCGCCAAGCCTAAAAAATCTCAATTCAGATTCAGTCATAGCGTGGTATTCGTCGCCTAAATAATCAGCAATCTGCTCATCCGTCAGCCCTACCCACGGGCGCAGTGCCATTGCGTTAACCGCCTTGTCAACGCTGGACTTCGCCTGCATTTCCCTGCCATCAATGACTCCACGCTCATAGTCTGAGGCAGACTCTCTCCACGGCTCCTGCGCTGGCTGTGCAAGGGCTTGCTTGCCAATGAAAAGCACCTCATCAAGCCTAGACACGTCCCACCCAATGGGGTGGTATTCAGGGTCAACAATCTTATCCCTTGCAATTTTTAACGCCTCAAGCGCCAGCTTCAATGCTTCACGTTCCATACCATCCAGCTTGTCCCGCGCCGCAGCGCGTTTGCTTTCGTATCCAGTCATGTTGTTCCCCTTGCTCGGATTGCGTCTTCAATACGTTTACGGTCTTTCTGCAAGATGAATAGCGTCTTTGTCTGAATAGGCTCACCAGTGCCTTCGTGTACCAACTTGATACACGCCTCACGTTCATGTGCTGCTACCAAGTAAGCAAACTTTTCAAGGGCATCTTGATAGATGCCATCCAGATGCGGACGCATACCTATCAATAGGCACTCCTGTGCTAGTTCAATGATGTTCATCACTTCCCCCATACAACATAGGACAACAGCGTCACTGCGATGCACACCGCTAGAACAACAATCAGCGCCTTGAATGTGCCGAACACTTCTTCTGTGGGGTCAGGGTCATGCACCTCGGCTTTTTCCATGTAGGCTTTGTCTGCGTCAGTCATTTGGCACGCTCCTTGAGCATTGCGTCCACCTGAGCGTGAACACGGGCAATATCCTCACCGGGGTTTTGCCAATTCCAGAATCCCGTAGTCATCATGGCCTGCATAGCCAGCCCCGCGTAATGGTCATGCAGGGTCATGCTGTGGGCGTACCCGCCCGTCTTCTCCATCCATGTGGAGGCCTTCGCAAAAGACTCCATAGCCTGCTCGTGTTCTGTTCTCATCTCAAGCCTCCTCGACCGTCACGCGGTATTTCTTGCCGTTACGGTCTTCGACCATGATGGTCTTCTTGGTGCTGACAAACGAGCCTTCAGCGTTCAGGTCGTACTCAGGACGGCCCACGCTGGACAACAGCTTCTGGGTGTCGTTGGCCTTGAGGTTGCCCACGATGGTGTGCGCAATGTAATCGCAATAGGCAATATAGGACTTCGGCAAGCCGTCAAAAAACTTGTTGACGATGGTGTCCATAGTGTCAAAGTGTGTCATAGCGAGTCGCTTTCTTTTCGGTTAAGGGTCGGTTTAGATTCGGTTTAGAAGCTGGGGTCAACGTAGTGGTCACGCTTTCCAAGGATGAGGCCACCAGTGGATTTGGCAAAGCGACCAGTGTCTTGGTTGATGTAGCCACGCACCCACTTGCCTGTCTTGCGCTCCATGCGGTAGGTATCCGCGTGGTTGTAAATGCCGGGGGCAAAGGCATAAGTAGCCGAGCCGTCGTGAGTGCTTCCCTTGATGACCAGCACCTCGTCATCGACCACGCGGATTTCGTAGGCCCACACTTTGCTCTTCAATTCAGCCACGGCGGTCACGGTGGCGGCGTGACGGTCAGTCCACGACAGGGTCGTAGCCGCCATGCCAACCTCTGGGGCTGGTGCGCCTACGGTCATGCGGCTGTAGAAATGGTTCACGAGGCTGTTGGTTTGAGTTCCGATGTTCATTTTGTTTCCTTTCAATTTTGATTTGCTTTTGATTCGGTTTAAGCCAAATACCGCTTTGCAAATTCTTGCGCTTGAGCGTAAGTGTCAAAGTGAGCAACATTAACGATGGCGGCGCTATCTGTGGAATTTTTTTCAACAGCCCAGTTCTCAAGGTCTAAAGAATCAATATCGGGGCAATCGCACAGCATTGGAGTTGTGTCAACGTGAATTGCTTTGAAGAAGTCTCCATGCAACTCTAAAATGGTGATGATTTTGGTGGTGTTGGTCATTTCGCTTTTCCTTCGCTGTTACGACTGCGGGATGCTGTCGTTGGTGTAATTGTATATTAAACAAAAGGGGTTGTTATGCCCCTTTGTAAATTAATTTATAGGTGTTTACCCTTAGAAGCCATAGTTCTCAGCGCACACTGGGCCAATGCCACGGGCAACGCTATCGCTATCGGTCAATTGGCGACCGCAGACAGAGCAAGCGCCAAATTTCATGCCGTAGGCTACTGCGGCCTGCTTGGGGTCGCTGGAGACCGCTGTGATGCGTTCTGCGGCCTCTGTGGTGCAGTCGCGTGATGTGAACAGACGACCGCCCATGACCTTGCCCAAATACACGCCATCGCCCTTGGATTTGATGTAGATTGCGCCAGCGTTCTTGCTGCTCTCGCCAGCAGGGCTAAACACAAAGGTGTCAAGGCGCAACTTGGGAAACTTCACGCCAGCTTGCTTGGCGTTATTGAATGCCACCTCAATGGCCTCCACCGACACCACAGGGGCAGACTCGGCGCGTGCGGCCTGCTCTACAGCGCGGACAGCCTTGCGCTCGGCGTCCTGCACTGTCAGGCGCTGGACGGTTTCCATCTGGCGCTCTGTAAGGTGACCGTATTTGTTGAGGGCGTCAAGCATTGACTTAGCAAACTCAAA